CCAGCAGAGACGCCTTCAACTTGTCCTGCTCCTTATTCCATTGATCAGTCCCCTCCGCAGCCCCCTTCGCAGCCAGGCCGTACTTCTCCACATTCTCGATCATAGCCTCCATGTCTGCACCCTGAGCCTCTGTGATCAGACCGCCCGAAAGCGCCGCCTCAAGCTGCTCACGCGCCGCCTCGATGTCTGATGTCAGGGCCTCTAACTCCATCTGCGGAGTGATCGTGAACTCGCCGCTGATCGCTTCTAGCGCGCCGCCAAGCCCCTCGGCCAAGGCCGGACCCACCTTGCCCTTGATGTTCGCTGCCATCGTCTCCGCAATCTCGGCAGCGGCTGAGGCGGCGAGGTGCATCCCGAGAACGATGGGGCCTTGGATGGCTGCCGCGATGAGCGCCGCGTTTTCATTGATGACCCGCAACCTAACGGCCTCGGCCTTCCTGGTCTCGCGTTCGGTAACCTCCGTGGTCTTCTGCAACGCAGCCAACTCACGAGCCTCCATCTTATCCCTCGACTCGTTGAAGCGTGCGACCTGGCGACCGGATGCAGCAGAAAAAGCCGTGACCCGCTCGTCAATCAACCCCTTCTCCATATCTGCATCCTCAAGCCGGGACCGAAGCAAGAGCGCCGCCTGCTCCTTAGCCATACGGAACCGCTCCTTGTCGAAGGCGCTGCGGGCCACGATGCGCGCCTTGTCCTTCTCGAAACCGTCCGCTCGCGCCATGTCGAGGATGGCCTCGTTCTCCAACGCACGCGCCAAGAACTCCTCATCGGCTTGGATGCGCGCATCGCTGACAGCACTACCTCCCGACATGAGCGGTAGGTCCGCTGGGGGGGCACCGAGCGCGGCACTCACATCGTTCGCCGCTCTCCTCGCAGCCTCTCCGAGCGCACCCATCTCGTCTTTGGACTCTTTGATCTTGCCGAGGAAGACGGTCCCCGAGTCGATCATCCTCTTCCATGTCTCCTGCTGCGCGGATAGTTCACTACCAGTCTCGCGCTGCAAATCCCCGTAGCCCTCCAAAGCCGACTTGATTTGCAGCAGCGCGCTCTCCTCTGTCCGCAGCCCTTGCTCGACATCCGAGATAATCCCTTTGACGAGGCGACCCGCCTCCTGAATATTCGCCGTGAACTCCTTCTTGGGATCCGCGTCCAACAAGTCGCGCAAGGACTTGGCAGAACTACGGGCGGCTGGCCCAAGGCCCAGAGTCGCTCGCCCAAAGTTTTCCGTCAACTCGGTGGCTTTCACTAGAGCGTCTGCCAGGCCGAGCGTACTATCTTCTGCCTCCTTCAGTTCCTCATCGCTCAACACGCCCATAACATTGCCGAGCCTCTTGAAACCCAGCCATGCAGCGGACTGTACTGCAAGAAGAGCAAGAAGACCCGATACTATCACGCCTATCCCCGCTGCTATGCCGTTGAATATCGGCAATAGCCCCGAGATTGCATCCTTCAACCTCTCAGCGGACTCTGTCGCATCATCAAAGCTGGTGCCTCCGAGGGCTGTGTCTGCCATGGCCTTGGCTATATCACTGAAGCCCTGCACCACCGCCTCTTGGGCCAGGGAGAGCTTGCGGTCCAGAGTCTCGCTCATAGCGGCAAAGGCCGCGTCAGCAGACCCGGCAGCCCTCCCGATCTCATCCAACTGAACCGATAGAACCCGACCCCCATCTGCCGTCAGCGACATGATCGCTTTGGCACCCTCTGCGCGTCCGGTGAGCTTGAGCAGAGCATCCTCGCTGCCGCCCGTGGCGTTCATCAGGTCGGTGATAGCGACCTGGAGCCCCTTGGTCTTCAACGCCTGCGCGCCCATCAGATTCGTAGTCTCGCCAAATGTCTTCTTGGCAAGCTCGCCCTTCTTCAAGAAAGCGGTGAACACGGCGTTCAGTTGCGTGGTGGCTTCCGATGTGGAAAGCCCCTTCAGCGTAAGCGCCGCCACAGCCGCAGCGACCTCCCCAAAACTGACGCCGAGTTGCGAGGCAACCGGAAGCACCATCCCCATGGATGCCGATAGCTCTGGGATGGTTGTCTTCCCAAGCTGCACGGTCTTGAAAATCATGTCGCTCGTGGCCTTCACGCCGGAAGCGGTGACCGTCTCGCCGTAGGCGTTGAACTTCGTGGTCAGGAGGTCAACCGCCTCGCTCGTGGAGGCTATGCCCGCGATTCCCAACCGGGTCGCGCCCTCCAGTAGCACCATCGCATCTGCTGCGTCCGTCACGCCTGCGGAGAGCGTCTGGTACAGGCCAGCGGCGACCTCGGGCGCGGGGACGCCCAGCGCAAGCGCCAGAGCCTTGACCTCTTCGGTGGCCTCGCCTATCGTCATTCCCCCTTCGCCAAGGATGGTATTCACCTCCCCCATCGCCTTCGAGAACTCTCGCGCACGGGTAATGCCGCTACGCATTCCGGCAAACGCCGAAGCCGCAAACGCAACGGACAAGGCGATGCCCACGCCTTTTACTATCTTGCCCAGGCGCTTGAATGCCTCCCTGGCTATATTGGCCTGCTTCTTCGCCACCCCGCCGAACTTCTTGAGAGCCCTTGTGGCGAGATCCTTGAGCCGGATCTCGTACTCAAGCCGATGCTCTGATGTTGCCATCTATCGTCGCCTCCCTCGCTGCTGCGCCATCTGGCTCGAACGCTTCTGCCGCTCCATCTCGCGCTCCTGGTGGTCGCTCAGTAACCCCTGCCAATAGCCGCGCTCTGCGTCGATGAGATCGACGCCCGCAAGAAATGACCGCGACTGGTCGAGCCACGCGCCTCTCACCGGGAGAACATTCCTGCGGTCGTAGTGACTGTAGGCCCGCAGAAGCAAGTCGAGGTGAACGCGGAACCCCGCGCTCGCTCCCGTGACCATCGCGGAAGGACAGCGACGATAGCCCACAGTTCCCGTGCCCTCGCACCGAGCGCACTCGCCGCCAGCCCCAGCGCAGCGAGGACAAGAGGACTCCCAAACAATTGAGCGGGCTTCGGAATCGCACCCCCAAGACTTTCGCAATTCGTCACTACCCGGACGGCGGCATCGGGAGCAATCAGGGAATGCCTGGCCGCACGCCTTCGCGGTTGCGACCCCCCACCCCTGCGCTACCGCCGCCCGTATCACTCCCCCTCCGACTCCGAGATGGCCCCACGCTCCAAGATCGCACCCATGAGTTCCTGGCGATGCCTGGGCAAGAGCCTGTCGAGGCAAGAATCGGTCACCTGTTTTGGCGACCCACGCGAGACCTCAAAGGATATCTGCTTGCCGCTCGCATCGGAGAGGTTAGCCCAACCCCGCAGGCCGTGGCGCAAGATGGTGAGTTGATGCGTCCCCGACCGGAAGGAGAGTTCCTCCTGGCCTGGGATACTGGCGATCATCGAGTCGGCCACCTTCGCCTCCTCAGCGACAGTAAGGCCGCGCAGGGTGAAGGTGGTGCGCTCGTCATCGGGCAGGGTGCGGTCATCTTCCAGTATGTATTGAAAGGTTGCTTTCGGGTCAAGTGCAATCGGCATCGGTGCCTCCGGGTTGCCGTTTAGGTCAGGGTATGGTTTACAGGTGGATGAACATGAACTCGTTATTCGTGCCGAGACGCGAGCTTGTTTGCGTGGCGGCTGCCCCGGTGGTCTGCTGAATTGAGGAGCCGTAGTCGCCTCCGGTCATCGTACTCGTGGTGTCGTAGACCACCACCTCGTCGCTGCTGGAATCAGCGAGCCCCGTGAATTGGAGCGCCGGAACCTTGAACAGAAACTTGTTCCCGGCAGCCGTTCCGACATTCAGCTTGCAGCGGGTTGTCTCGCCCACCAGAAAGCGTTTCCAGAAGTCGTACTCAGTCGAGAGAACGGCATCGGGGTTCCAGGTCATCGTCGGAGTGCGCCCGGTGATATAGGTCTGGCCGTAGCCGCTCGATACCGAGGGATTCTCGCGGACCACCAAGTCGTTCCCGAGACTAATGGTGATGCTATTGAAGATCGGGCTGGAAACGGCGACGGCATCCGTGGTGCCGTAGGATGAGTCTTGGATCACCATGTCGGCGCTCACGAATGCAGGCGGCAGCGGTCGGCCTTCTGCTGTGGGCAAGGGCGCGCCAGTCTCCGCATAGTCTTTTAGCGTGCCCATGAATGTGAAGTTCATCATCACCCGGTCGCCCGCCGCGAAAACGAAGTCAACGGTGCCCCGGCAGCCCTGGGCGGCTAGTGCGGCGTTGGTGTTGTCGAGGTAGACTACAAACGAAACGGAAGAGCTATTGCCGCCCCCGAGAGCGTCATGGGCGTCCATTACCCACGCTGTCCCCACGCCTGTAGACGGCGATGACGCTACGGCGTTGGTATCCGACCGCTGCCCGATGGCGTTATCTCCGGCAGTCCATGTGGCAGGTGCGCCATCAAGCACATAGTACAGCGTGCCATCGTCGTAGAAGGTATCTCCGACCACTCGGCCACCCTTGACCGGGGGGCCGTAGGCCGTGCCCGAATCAAAACCGAAGTTCTCGTTGTTGTAGAACACGGCGGGCGCGACTGAGGACGAGCCCAGGTTTAGATTGCCAACAGCCGTAGAGTTCAGCGACTCCACCTGGCGCATTCCGCACGCCTTGAGAAGATCGCCCCAGCGCGGGACGGTGGCGGTGGTCCCGCTCCCCGTTAGCTCAACGGAGAACGAGAACTCGACGGTCGCTGCGGGCGCGGTCTTTGATGTTCCTGCAACCACTTGCGGAGCAGGCGTCACAGATAAGCGCGTGGGGTTGCGCTCGAACATCCTCGGCGTCACCGTCCACGATGGGTCGATGGTCTCCAGGTATCCCGACGAGGCATTGGGCGTGACAAAGGTTCCCTCGGTTGTTTCGAGGGCGAAGTATAGTTTGCGGTCAAAGGTGCGGAAGGCCATGAGGGTAACTCCTTGGGGTCAGATTCTAAGTGGGTGCGTTGAGGTCATCCCAGACGGTTCGATAGTCAACCTCCAGAACTACATTTGCGGTCGTATAGGGTTCATCATCCTCGGTCGGATAGAACACCTCGTCGCCCGTGACTCGCGTGTTGATCGCATTGGCGTTGCGATAGCGGTCAACCAGGACCGCCTTGTGAACATCTCTGATGAAACGCTCGATCTTGCTCGCGGCGTCCGTGCGCGTCCGAAGGAACAGCGTGATCTGAATACGGTACGAGGCCGCGATGGTGCGCGTGCCGCGAGATCCCTCGCGCTCGTAGTCCGTCGAGAGCGGGACGATGATAGCAGCCGGGAACTCCTTGAGTTCCATCGGCCCAGCATCGACTCGCTGGATCTTCTCGATGGTCGTATAGTAGTCCGAGCCCGCGACCACCAGGGCGAGCGCCGTGTTCTGGAGATCATCGAGGATCGCCTCTTTGACGGGTGATCCGCTAGGGGGCATCGAGCATCTCCTCCAGCACAATCTTGAAGCTGTACTGGTTGTCTGCCGTCTGGGTTATCGAGAACGGTGCCCCGACCATGCGAACGATCAACACCTCCGTGCCAGAATAGGACTCGCTCGTGGTCGAGTAGCTCAATCCCTGCGAGCCGCCCGTCGAGAGCTTCCATAGCGTGAGGGCACGGTTGTAGTCGGACTTCGTCGCCAGCGCGAAGGTCAGCGTGAACCGCCGAACACCCGCCTGGCCCTGAGCAGACTCGCTTGAGAAGGTCTGGCGTCGATGGATCAGAGAGCCCTCCCACGGCGTCCGGGCACCTCGACGGCGCACCTTGACCTCGACAGGGAAGGACGAGGGGACAAGATCCCAAGTGCCCACAGCGGCGTAGCCCATCACGCACCCCCTTTGCCAATAAGCACCCGCAGGATGCGGTCAGATATTTGGGGCAGGCGACTCCGTCCAAGCTGGAGCAACTCGCGCTCCGCGCCCAGCCTCGGCTTGATCTTGACCGACCTCTTGAGGACATAAAGAGGAACCATGGTTCCATTCTCCTTCCTCACCATGATGATCGGATGACCAGATGACTCGGTGATAATGAAGGTCGGGCCGAAGCCTGTCTCGTATCTATCGCCCACCTTGCGTATCTTGGCCTTGGGCCGAAGCGTGCCCGTCTTGCCTCGAAGCGCGGCGGGAAGAGGGACGGTCAGGTACCTCTTCTTCTTCGGGCGAACCACTCCCCCCTTTTCTTGGATGCGGGCGTATCCAGCCCGACCGCCGCCGACCCGCATAACAGCTTTCAGGGTGGAGAGCTTCGATCCAGTTACTCGGCCCCCCACAGAGGAGCGCAGATGTCCCGAGCGGGCGCGCAGTTTGGTGCCTAGCGTCTCACCAGGGTAGTACCCGGAAAAGTGCCCGGTCTTCATGTTGGCGACCCAGGTCTCCTGTAGGTCCACGATCTCCTTCCGAGATGCTCGATATATCTCGCCGTCGAGACTATTGAGCTTGCGGGAAAACTCCGCGCTGTTGCTGGTGAAGCGAAAGCTCATTGGCCGAACCGCTGCCGCCTGTACGGAATCAGCGCCTCGATGACATCAGGAAGAAAGCGCACGGATCCCTCGATGGTGGAGCCATAGTCTCCGATCTTGGTGGTCTTCGCCATGGGCTCATCCCGCCGCCGCCACATCGCAATCACCTGCGTCTCGCAGGCCGAGGCCACGGCGGGGTAGTCGGTTATCATGCTGGCCGTGTTGGCGGCAAAGCCCGCCGTGTAAGTCACTTGCACGGCGTTAGGCGCTGTAGCCGAATTGTTCCCGAGATAGTTTGTGATCGGGATGAAGTTGAAGTGCAGCGCGCCCGTGCTGTAGTCCACATGATAGTCGGTGGCGGTTATAGCGGTTGCCGCTGCGAAGTCCCAGTTGGTTGCGATCTTCACGCTCGCCACATCGCCCTGGGCGGTGAGCGGGTAGGCGCGAAGGAACAAGACCATCTGGCGCGGGCGGATGTCGTACTCCTCCGTCCGAGCCGCCGTCTCCAGGGGTCGATCAATGAATGACTCGATGCGCTGCGATACCACGGCGATGAGCGCATCAAGCACGGTATCGTGGGTGACACTCGTGATCTCAAGGAGATCCTTGACCCTGGCTTTCGTGGTCGCGTCCATATCTACTCGGGAGCCGCGTCCCTGGTTTTATAGGTCGCCTTCTTCTTTGCCGCAGTCTTCTTTGCCGCAGGCTTCTTTTCTCCGTAGCCATCAGGCTTGCCCGCCAGTTTGGCGACCCTAGACCAGTTGCCAGCGATCTGACCCTCTGCGGCGGTTCGGATATCTCTATCCGGCGAGTCCGTTGCAAGCGCAAGCACATCGCCGCCAGAGCCAAGTATCTTGCCCTCGGAGTCCGTGACGGTATGGCCGTCGATCACTCTGTAGTATTCCATTGGATCGTGGGTGAGTTGTGAGGTGCCGACGAGCCGGGCAAGAAGAAGGCCAAGCCCAACTCGTCGGCGCGGGGAGAGAAAAACCCGCTAGGACTTCTTTCGTTTCTTCTTGGCCTTCTTCTTCTTCTTCGATGCCGCCGGAGAAGGCTCTGACGCATAGGGTGCCCGGAGCCGTTGAATATCCACGGCATCGGAAGAGAAGAAGTCTGGGCAGTCTTCAAGAACAGCCATCTGCCCGAAGAGTGCGTGGTTTTCATGCCTGGCATCGAGAGCTACAACATAGCCAGCACCGCCGCGAACGGATCCGTCCGGGTAATGCAGGGTGCAGCCATCCATCACGCGCATCTTGCTCACGGCATCACCTCCTACGGCGCGAGGTTGAAGTCGGCAGTCGTGGCATCCGCAGAGTTCTCCATATCGAGCGTGACCGTCACGCTCAGAGGGACATTCCCTGAGCCGCCGTAGGTGCCAAGCACTCGGATGTACCGCTCAGATCCCGTCATGTTCACGCGCCCCACCAGAACTTTCTCGTGGTTCGATGCCGTGAGTTGGGTAAAGGTTGCGCCTGTGACATCGGTCGCAGAGGTGAAGCCAGAGTTGTCATCAGACTGCACTTTGAGATCCATGGTCGCAGTAGAAGTCACCGTGCCGCAATGAACAATCACGAAGATTGATTGGGCTCCGCGAGTGTCAACAGCGACCCCGGTGGCCGTGCCAGAATGCACGGCAGCCGGGATGGCGAGGACCGTCGAGGTGCCGGAGGCTATATCGAAGTATCCCATGACGCCAACCTAAGCGGAGAAGGTGAAGGACTCGACATGGCGCAGACCGACATCTACGCGGATCGTTCCGCGAATGTGCGTCTGGTCTTTCGAGAAGGCATCGTCGGAGGTGTTCGACGCGAGGAGACGAAGACCGCCCCAACGGGCAATCAGAAGGTCGTTCCAGTTGCCGAAGATCATCGAGTTGGTGGCGCTGGTAGCGCCGCCCGCGAAGATAGCCGTGAGCGAAGTCGTGGTGGCATACGGATGCCCGAGGATCGTCTGAGCGAAGCCCTCAGAGATGACCTGATTCGACAGGCCAACCGAAGCGCCCGCGAAGTTCGTAGTCATCTCGCGGATCGCGCCCAATACACTCGGGTGGACCGCCCAACCAAGCGCGCCAGCGAACGCATCGGCGTTCTGGAGATCCTGCTCGAAGTCGATCAGCTTGTCGATCCCGTCGATCTTTGAGGAAGCCGCGACACCCGAGACGGAGCCAACGCCCCCGGTTGCGATCACGCCAGTCGGCTCTCCTGAGCCCCCACCGTTCAGGCTGGCCGCATCCACGGCGAGACCTAGCTGGGAACTCATGTCCTCTTCGATGATGCGGTCGGCAGCCGGGTTGCTCGTCTCTAGCAATAGGTTCGACAAGACCACGCGAGCCGCCGCTGTTTTGGGCGAGAGCGAGATTTGCTCAAAGGCCAGGTCACTCGCCGTGATGGGCGCGTTCTCGCTGACCCAGCTTGCCGATGCCGCCGTGCTGATTCGAGGTATGACGCAGGGGATGCCCGTGCAAGCCATATCCATCGCACCAAGCTCGAAAGCCACGACTCGCGCCTTGAGCTTCTCAATCACATTCAGGATTGCCTCTTCAGGCACCACGAAACCTCCCGCGCTTCCGGTCCCCTCACTCATGGCCTTGGCGCTCATGTTCGAGAAAACCTCCTGCTCGTAAGGAGCGTTGGAGAAGTTCTTGCTGGCGATTGCGCGGCAAGCGCGGCCAAGAGAGAACGCATCGCGCTCTCCGTCTACGGCCACCTCGACGCCGGGCAGGTGAGCGCGGCTCTCTTCGGCCAGGTTCGACTTGACCTCCTCGATGGAGGCTTCCAGCTTGCCGATCTGCTCGCGCAACTCGTCGCGCTTGCCTTCCTCAGCCTGACGCCAATCGTCAATGGTGCTCTCCAGAGCCTTGCCGAGAGTATCCAACTGCCGCTCGAATGCGGCCTCTAGTGTGTTCTGTTCCATGTGAATCTACGCCCTTTTCGGGTCTGTGTCTTTCGGATAGGTATTCCCGCCGATGCGTTCCGCGAAACCACGGAGGGCGCTGTTCACCAACTCGTCTATCTTCTCCGCGCTTCGCTCTGCGGCTTCGGGCACTTCGGCATCGGGCTCAGAAACTGAGCCGCCGTTCGCGCCGCCGCAAGCTGTTCGCTGAAGAGTCCTTGTCAAGTCGGTCAGGCCGTCAACCAGTTGGCGGGTTGCCATGGTCTGCTCTGCCTGTTGCTCGATAAGCGAAGCCATGGCTGCAACCAGCCGGACCTCGCTATCATGTTCGATCTCCCCACATACTTCCTGGGCGGCGTCCAGAGACTCGCCCCCCTTGGCTTCCTTGGCTTGTTCAGGTTCGGCTGCCGCTTCGGCTGCCCCAGCGATATCAGGACTGCCCGGATCCTCGCCAAGATCAACGACCGCCCGTGCCGCCCCTGCACCGAAGTCCACGAAAGAACGGCAGGCTGCGCGAACTCTCCGTAGAGCTAAGTCTTCGCTCGCAGGGTATGTATCGAAGAAACGCGCAGCCGTACCGTCATCCATCAGGCCCTCCAAAGAAAGAGCCTTGACACCATCCTGTAGGGCGCTTGGGTTCGCGGGAACGGCGACCACGCTAATCTCCATCAAC